ACTTAGCTAATGGCGCTGAAACTAGGCACTATACAGCCAATGCTTTCAAGTTAAACCCTAAAAGTGGCAAGTGGACACTAGAATGTAAAGATGTCATTGCAGTAGCTAACCTTAACGATAAATCATGGCCCATAAATACGGGTGGTGTTCTTCGCTTAGATATCGACGATTCAGTTACCGCTATTCCTGTTGATGGTGATACAGATTACTCAAGCGCTGTTTTTGTTAGGTACGGTGATGAGATATCACAAATAGTCAGTGTATCAAATAATTTAACACCTACTGCCACATTAAATGTTACTACTAGGGGTGGTGATTTATTCGCGCCTGTATCTGCTGTGCTATTAACTGAGACTTCAGCAAGTAGCCACAGCGCTGGTGATGAAGTTTTTATATGTGATTTATCAGACGATGAAACAGGTGATTTATTATTAGCTAGAATATTAACTGATAGCGATCTTGATGCCTCTTTAATTCCTGTCGTAGAATGGGCCGCAGAATGGGCAGAATGGCACGCTTCAGATGTAATAAATACACTGCACACTGAGTCAGAAAGCGTTAACACTGTACTTAATAGAATACTTACAGGCTTTCTTATGGATTTATGGTTCTCTACTACTGAGAACCTAGTTAAGTTATCCGCTATATCTGTATGGAAAGAATCAACAGCTACACTAATTGAAGGTAAGGAAATAAATTCTTACACGATAAATAAAACGCCTAAAGAATCAATTAGAGCATCAAGGGCGTTAGTTGTTTATGATAAAAGAGATTTGGCATTTAGCGATGATACAACAAGCTATAAAAAAGCTAGTCAATTTGCTGATAACACTTTAATTAGTGACGCGTTATTCTCTAAACACAAAGACAAACAATTTGATAACAATTTTTTATTAACTAAAGATGCGGCTGATTTATTAACCCAAAGATATGTAAGTAGATTTAAATTTACGCCTTACATAAGGCCCTACAAGGGCGAAGAAAGAGTAATGACATATAAAACTGGTGATGTTGTGGATCTTGTTACTTCAGTTGATCAAGCGGCTGACGGTTTACCCTCTGGAAATATACGCGCTCAAATATTAAAGATAAATCCACGCTATGAAAAAGACGGTAGAATTTACGATATAACAACTATGTCGTATGAGGCTGCCTTTAACTCTGGTAGTGAGATTGTTTTAAATGAACCTTTGGGCAGTGTAAACCTTTATATACTTGCTGGCGCTCCTAGTCAGTCAGTAGATTTAACCTTTATTTTAGATGGTACATATTCACAAGGCGCAACAGCAATTAGGGCCGGTGCTTTCGCTGCTGGCTCAAAACTCACAATCATAATGGTTAACGGTTTTGATGGACAAGCGAACGGTGGTGATGGCGGCAATGGTGATATACCTATATTCGTTGACCCTGTTTATATTTACACAACCCCACCTAGTGACGGTACTGATGGCGGTATTGTTTACGACGCCCAAGGCGTTGACACTGACATATACTTTAGTGGCGCTACAACATCAGTAACTTACCCTGTAGCAGATGGCTATATTCGCGCACCTTCTGGTGGTGATGGTGGTTTCACTCACATCATAAATGGTGACTTGGGTGACGGTGGTGACGGTGGTGATGGTAGGTCTGCTGGTATTGGTGGGGTTGGAGAAAACGCAGGTTCTAACGGTGAAATTGACGGTACAGGTTCAGGCTGGGGCAATGCTGGCGATAACAACGATGCAACAGGCGGTTTAGCTGGTAGTGGCGTAAAAGACAACGGGGCTACAGTTGTATTTTTCGGTGATACTCCAACTAGATACATCAACGGAAATGGTGATCATTAATATGTTACAATTAACTAAATTAAATTATAAGGTTTACCAATGAAAGCACCATTAGTTGATCAACTCAACAGGATAGAAGAAGAGCTAGCTTTGTTAAAGAACAAACCTATTGCAAAACCTGTCAATTACCAGGAAGGAATTTATCTTTTAGAAGAGGCGAATAAAAACCTAGATAGAATACTTGGTGATTTAAACAAAAGGCATGAACTTTTAGAGCAAGAATTAAAATCATTAAAGAGTAAAAAGCCTGTTGATTACAGTGAGGATATTAATTCACTAAACAAAGAACTATCAGCACTAAAGAATAAAAAACCTTTAAAACAAATTAATTACAGTGAAGATATAAAGTCACTAAATATAAGTAATGACAAGCTTGAATTAAGTGTTTTAGGATTAAAGGATGAAAATACAGAGTTAAATAAAAGGTTATCAGCACTACAAAACAAAAAGCCAGTTAAGCAAGTTGACTATAAAAAAGATATAGATTCATTAAATAAAAGCAACAGTGCGCTAAAGGGAGATGTTTCAGAGTTAAACGATAAAAACATTGAATTAAATAAAAACCTGTCAGCGTTAAAAAATAAAAAGCCGGTTGATTATAGTGTCGATATTTCAAGGATAGATAAAGAGTTAACAGCGTTAAAGAGTAAAAAGCCTGTTAAACAAATTGACTACAAGGAAGATATTTTAAAGTTAAATGGTCGTATTGATCCGCTAGTTAAATCAATGAGCGAAATAAAAAACAAACCTGTTACGCCATTGGTTACTGAAAAAATAAAGACTATTGACCATAGTAAAGAACTAACGAAAATCAACAGCGAAATAGCAAGTATAAAAAAGAGTGTTAGCAACAAGAAAGATATAAACATCAAAGAAGAAATAAAAAAGACAGTAAACAAAAATTACATTAACGAACTATATAGGAATAAATAATGGCTAGCATAATAATATCAGGAACACTTCTTGACCCAAGCAGCAAGTTAGCTATAGGTGACGAAGTAAGATTTACGCACAAAACTACAACAGGCAGTACAATACAGAGCGCTCAATCATCTTTGACTATTGGCGTTTCTGGTGCTTACTCAATAGAACTTCAGTTCGGCTTAATACTTGTTGAATATAAAGATCATGTTTCACCCAACTTTAAAAACTTAGGTGTTGTCACGGTGAATCAGGATAGTACAGCAACAAGTTTACCTGAGTTATTAAACGCAATAGTGCCACCAACTGACGCGCAACTTTTAGAGTTTCAAGCAATTCTTGCTGACTGTGTTACTGAAGCTGACAGGGCGGAAACTGAAGCGGATAGGTCTGAAACAGCGGCATCGGTATCAGAAGCGTTTGCTAACCAACTAACAACAACAGAATTAATCGCCAGCACTGCCATTTATGCGGCAGACGTTAACATAGGAACTAGCGGCTTTTTAACAAGTGGCGATACTGGTAGTGGAAATTGGTTGCAAAACGGAACTACAGGTCAAACCCCTTCACAATCCCCAACACAACTAGGTGACGGCTTACTAAATGATGGTAATGGCAATCAGTGGGCTTTAATTGTTGGCGAATCTGTCGCTTTATCATCTGTAGGTGGATTTCCAGCAGTAGGTGTTGATATACATCCATTTATCACCGCAGCAATAACCGCCGCTACCATACATGGAGTTAATGTAATAACAGACAGCGGTGTATACGAAACAAACAGCCAGATAGACTTGATAGACGCGCCAGGCGTTAGCGTGATAGGGAATGGTGGTGGATTCTTTACAGACTCAAACAAGCAAGGATCTTCATTAACTTACTTTAAATGGGTCGGAGCATCATCACCTACACTAGCCGTTTTTAATATTGCATCTACTCAGTCTGCTCTATCAAAATCCGTATCAGGGGGTATTAGAGGGATAAAAATACTATGTAATAACTTGGCTGGCTATGGTTTTACAGCGAAATCTATAAGCAATTATTCATTTTACGACGTATCAATTGACAGCCATGTAACCAACGGAATTTTTTTAAGTTGTCTTGATATGAAGTTAAACAACGGTGGTCCTGGAGGAGATCCAGCAGACAATCAAATGAACTGGTTTGATTTGATATCAATTAAGTCTACAAGCGGTGCTTGTATACAGCTAGACGGTAATGATGGAACTTCATCAACATTAGCCGCCAATACTAGTTTAAATAGGTTTGGACAGATACAGTTAAACATAAGAGATAATGATGGTTTTGTTTTCGGTTATTCTGACGGAAACTCTGTTGAAATGCTAAGAGTGTTTAGGCCTTCCATAAATACTGGTACGGGCTTAATATTCAAAGGGGATAGTTCAAACAAACAAAAACATGCTAGACACAATGTGG